GTATGTTTTCGATATCTGAATAATCGTTGAGTACCATTTGAGCAAAGCTATTTGCCCAGCTTTCAGATTGTATATAATCATTCTCAATCTTATATGGTCGTTCTTCATAGGCTGTTACCGAGCTATCATCTTTGAGCCTAGTGTAAATCTCATTAGCTACTTTTGCTGGTCTACCATATAGTGTCATAGCAGTTACATAAGCTATGCTAGTAGTATTATTTTGCAGTACTATCTTGCAAGCCTTTGCAAACTTATCGAATGATTTAAGCGATACGCTTGATGTTAGATCTGTACCGGTTCCGTCAGATTGGTCATTAGCTACATATACCGGATTGTCGATTGAGAGCATAGGGTCATCAAAGTTTACAAATATATCTATCGTACTATTGGCTGCAATCTCTTTATAACCTGATTGTGTGAATACCAACTGATTCGGTTGCTTGGCTCTTGGTTTAGATTTCACTTCCACTACATTTATCAGATGGCTGTCATTCGGTGCTTTAGCTTCAATCACTTGACTAGTAGCAATCACTCTTTGCACTTGAGTATATGGTGCTGAATCCCAATGCTGTCGATTTTCAAAGCGTATCTTACCTGTTTCATCTTGGTATAGGTGTCCATTCTCGGCTTGCACTATTTGATTTACTATATCAATCCATTTAGTACCAACTTCAAATAGCCCAAATGGCACGATCTGAATACCATAGTCAAAGTCATATTGGCTAGTAGCAAAGCCCAGATTAGTAAAGATATTAGTTAGTACTTCATCTGTGCGAAGTCCGGTAAACATTGAGCTGTCATCTACATACTTATTCTCAAGATAACCGACAAAATCCTCTGCCTTAAACTTGGCTCGCTTCTCTCTAGTTGAGATTTCCGGCACTTTATTAGTTAATCCGACAAACTGCGGTACTGTCTGGTCTACGCCATTGTAATTAAATCCAGCGTTAATTGTTACTGGTCGTCTAGGTTTTTGCACAGCAGTATAGGTTTCGGCATTAGTACCACCCATAAAGCGTGGTGTAAAGCGTCCTGAAGTGTTCTCAAGCTCGAAATCAGCTAGAGCCTTACTCACACCCCCGATTGGCTGATTAAGCCCTCTATCGTAGCTTAATTGCGTTAAATAGGCACTCTCGTCTGTGTACCGATATTTATTCCAAGCACTAGGTGAAGCGTCATCAGTTGGTATAATATCTGTTCCACCAATCGTTGATACGCCAATCGTAAAGAATATAATACTACTATTAAATGACTTCTTCCAAGATACTTGCGTACTAGCAACAATCTTGCGAGTAGTATCTCGTTCTTCAGCAGTCCAACCAGTAGCTACCGACTGCATTTTACGCTTCCGTTAATATTACACTAAAGCTCGATATATAATCTTCACCACCAACGCTAAATCCCCTATCATCTATGTTGATATGCACATTCGTACTAGCAATCGTGTAATTAGTTTCAGTACTTACAAATGGTACTGCTGTGCCGGTAGATACATAGCTATCATAAACTGACTTAATCGTATCGTAGCTTGCTTTTGGTATATTCTGATATGACAATTTCCAAATACGCTTATTGTCGCCGAAGTAATCCCTACCGATAGTGCCTTGTAATGTACGCTGTTGGGCATACTGAACATTATCTACTGTTTCAGCGATTGAGTTCGGTGCTTTGATTGTATTTCCATTTAGTGCGTACATATGATATAATCCTTTATATGCCTATTATTTTTAATCGTAACTGTAACTGGTGCAAAAAGCACTATTCTGGTGAGGGTAAAAAGTTTTGTTCTCATAAATGCTCTACCCTTTATAGACATTCTATCAGTAAGTTTGGCATACAAAAAGGTCAAGCTCTTACTGCTACTATCAAGCCAAGAAAATGTACCCTTTGTAACACTATGTTCAAACCCAAACTCGATAAAAGAATATATTGCAGTAAAAAATGTTCTACTGCTAATATGTCTGGCAATAATCACCCCAACTGGCGTGGTGGTAAGAGCATGACATCTAATGGCTATGTAGTTAAGTGGATAAACACCAGAGAGAGAATGCTTGAGCATAGATATGTAATGCAACAACATATAGGTCGTGTTCTTGGCAAGAGTGAGCATGTACATCATATAAATGGTGATAAGACTGACAACAGAATAGAAAACTTGCAACTGTTGAGCCACGCTGAACACAATAAACTTCACGCCAAAGAGCAATGGTCTGGTGATGGTGTTTTGAGAAATCGCTAACATCTTATGCTCCTATTAACTGCCCTACTGTTTGCCCACGCTGACTGGCAATATCTTGCAAATCTTCAAACATCTTCATTGCTGCTTCTCGTCTTTCGATAGCCGAGCCTGTCATCAGTCCAACATTTATATTTATTGTAGTAGATCCACCACCACCTACACTTGCGATCTGATTGTTTGGTATAACATCACTGCCTTTTGGTAGATTTACTAGTTCCGGTCCACGCTCTCCTACTATCGCTAATCCACCACCGAAGTTTTGTACACCAGTAGCAAATTGAGGTATACCAGCTGCTATTCTAGCTATGTTACCGATTGTTCCAATATTATCTCTAATTGAGCTAATTATTGAAGAGATTATTCTAAATGCTGTTACAAATGGCCAAGTTAAACCTTGCAATACCGCACCACCCCAAGCACCAAGAAATCCTATAAATGACCGGAATACACCTATAACGCTATCTACAAAGTTTTTATTTTGTACATACCAGATAAGTACAGATGTTACCATTCTTGCAAATGTTCTACCTATGGAGTCGCCTAATGCACTAGCTATACCCATTAACCAGTTGAAAGCATTTGCTACAAATGTAACTGCTTTTACTACTCCGGTAAGTACTACTGCCATTACAGTCAAAGCATATATAACAGCATAAATTGCTAGTACTAATGCACCTAAAATATATGGTGCTAGTGGCTCTATTGCCTTCCATAGGTCTTGTAGTGCTGGCCATAGTTGCGTCTTGACGACAGTTCCAAGAGCTTCAAATGCTGGTCTTAAAAACTCCCAGGCTTGTCTTAATGCGTCAAGTATTGCAGGTGCTCTATCTTGAAAATAATTAAATAATGGCAAGAATATGTTATCGTAACCCCACTTCAATGCACCAAAGAATATTCCAGCATATTGTGCCAATCTATTAAATCCTTCTACCAATGCTTCTTGATTATTATTCACATAATCAGCTATCGCCTTTACAAAAGGTTGTATGATATCTACCAGTCCTTTTCCGATAATTTCCATCACATCACCAAATGTATTCTTTAGTATCTCAAGCTGTCCACTAAATGTTTGACCGGCTGCTTTTGCACTACCACCAAACTCGGTCTGTAATTCTTTTAGTATCATTGCTTGAGCTTCGCCGGCTCTGCCAGTTTCAACCAAGTTTCTGATTACATCTTGTTGTGCTTCACTAAAGTTTACACCAACTCTTCGTAATGCAGTTACTCCTAATATCGGGTCTTGCAATGCTTTACCCAATTGAATAGCCGAGCTTTTCACATCTTGTCCTAATGCTTGACTCATATCTAGCATTACTTCGGTGGCTTGTGGAAAGATGTCTTTGCTTATATTAGTAAATGTTAGCAGTAGGTTTTCGCCGCCCAAAATGGCTTCATCTGAAAACTTGGTTACTCTTTGCAAACTACTAGCTAACTTCAACGCTTGATCTGCGGTTACACCGGCTACTCCACCAGTTGATTTCAGCACAGCATTTAATTGAGTTGCTGAATCTTCGCTTTCCATGAATGCACCAACTGAAGCCACACCAAAAGCAGTTACTGCTGCACCGGCTATTGCAACACCGGCCGCAACACCCTTTGCCACACTACCAACACCATGCCCAAACTTCGATATAGTGTCGCTGGCTCTATCTTCGGCGGTTATGACTGCTTTAATTTCTGCTGTTGCTGCCATTATTGTTTAGATTTCTCCATCTCAATTCGTTCTCTTTCTTGAGTATAACTATAAATAAGCAGATTCGTAAAGAAGTCTGTAATCGGCTCTTCTTCTAATTGTTTAGCAGATAATTTGAATAACTTGCGATAGTGATATTTCAGTAGTTCGATTGGCGGCTTGCCATTATGGAAGATACTATCAGCAAGTCGCCTTTTTAGTTTGGGTTTTGGTCTTGTCCTGTTAGAGTCTTAAATACTGTTATCATTACATTCATATCAAAGTCGCCCAACTCTTCTTTCTTGACATCAAACAGCTCATCATCTTCACCGATAAACTTACCTGATATAAATAAATCTTGTAATGTGCTAGTAATAAATCCGACTGCTTTCTTTTCGTCTTTGTTCTCACCAGCTAATTCGACATACTTCTCGTAGTCTTTCATTGGTATAGTCTTAAACTCAAGATAACAATCTTTATAGTCTGCACCTATAAAATCCAAAGAGATTTTACGCTTTATTACTATTCTGCTCATTTGCTTTTTCCTTTCGTTAGTTATTAGTAGTTAGCACCACTATTAGTGTTGGTCAGTGTGCAAGTGCTGATAACGGCTGCTGCGTTTGCACTATCGTAATTACCCTTAAACTGTATTGTTTGTCCTACGATATCATCTAGGCTTCGGTCTTGTTCCCATTCAGTAAAGTCTACTCTTGGTAGTTGTATATCTAGGCTAGAGTTAGAAGCTCTGTCAAACTTGATTTGAATTGCTTTGTAAGTACCAGCCAGCATTAGTTGTCGGTAAGTATCATCAGTCTTATTTAGTGTAATTTCACCTTCAACTGTGTATTGGTGGTTTAGTATTGCTTCTGGTTCTACTGTACCCATTACATTATCAAATTCGCTATTAGCCATAATCTTTAGAGTTAGCTTTTTGAGTGAGATAGCACTAGCTGCTGCAAGTCCAGCAGTACTTGAAGCTGTCTTAAATACTAGATGTTGATGTAAAAACTTATTACCAAGCGTAGTATAGCTAGGTGTTAATGTAGACCAGTCTCTCGATACTCTACTCTTAAAACTAGCCTTTGCTTTAGCAATACCTTCTGGCTCAACAGTAATTTCAAGTCCATCTACCATTGCAAATGGAAATATCTTGGTTTGGTCTGGGTCTTGGTAAGCTAGTGAGATAGTCTTGTGAGTATTGGTATTGGCAAGTGCGTAAGCGTGTGCATAAGTCGGTCCACCGGTAGTGGTTGGACTTGCACCTAATAGTGATGTCAAGAATACGCCTAGATTCAAATCGTTTAGATCAAACTCTAAATCACCTTCCCCATATTTATTTACTACATAATTGCTATCACTATCTTCAATTCTGCCCAAGCCCTCTTCTTCTCTGGCTGTGGTTACTTTATCGTCAAATGATATTGTGTTAAATGGAACATACATAGTTGGCGTTACAATAGTGCCACTTGTAGCTTCTTTGGCTACACCTACATTTCCTAATCTTCCGACAAATTTCGACATTATTTATTCCTCCTGTGCATTGGTGATGTTTCCCATACCTTGTGCATTATAAAATGTTTTGACTTATTCTCTACCAACTCTAGGTTAGTAATGTTGTTATTGCTTCTGTTGTGGTCTTGATGATGTACTATTTCACCTTTTTCAACATGTCTACCCAGGTGCTTTTCCATGACTACAATATGTTCATATACAAACCCACTCTTATCGGCTCTTGGGTGTTTTTTATCAAGAACCTTTACATACCCCTCACTCGTAATATATGAGCCAGAGCCTAGCGAACTGCATTTTTGATTACAGTATTTTCTACCAGCCTTTATTTCCCAAGGTGCAACATAAAATTGCTTGTTACAAGCCCTACATTCTATGTTCTTACCTTTTAACTTACTCATCTAATTCTCCTTTATATTATTACTATTACTTATAATTACGATATTCGTCAAGAAGTTATGTCGCAGTATTATAATCGGTATGAATCCTGATTAACATCTGCACAGCTTTTGCTTTACCCTTTTGGAAGTCAATCTCACCCCATTGTGCGTCAGACGCTTCAATAAACAATCCAACTGTATCGCCAGAGCCATAAGTATTTATGGTATTCAAGAATCCCCTATCATCTATCACATTGATTATTTCGTCTACTACTGTGGCAAGTACTTCTTCGGCATATTCTTCTCTCGGTGTTCCATCTTTTTCAAAATCTTCACCCAATGGCCATAGGCAAGTAACGCTGTAAGCGTATATACGCCTGTTTTCAGCCGTTGTAGCGAATGTTCCGTCCATATCGCTAGTAGTTACCCAAACTGCCGGCCAACCACTTGGATTAAGCTCACGATAGCCATACACAGTTTGAGTACTAGCTAAATTATTAACGCTAGTTATTATTAAGTTTTTTATGTCTGTTGATATGCTCATACATCTCTCCCTATTGCTTTTATTGCGTCATATTCTCTATTAAAGTTTCCTATATGTATCTGTTTGCCCTTAATTTTTTTATAAGCTTGCCACACTTTATCTCGTGTGTGATAAGTTACACCTTTGACTTTTGATAAACCATATGTTTTCCTGTTTTTAAGATTTTGGCTTCTACTACAAACCCATATGTTGCTTCTTCTATTGTCAAGACCATCTCTATTTATATGGTCTATCTCTTGACTGTCTTTGGCAGATAATATAAATCTATGCATTCTCGAGTATTTATTAACTTTATTTGGTCTTCTGCACGCATACCAAGTACCCTTAATATTTACAGCACACCAGTTATATCTTGACACTTTATCAAAATCACTATCATCTACGAGTGCATATTTACCTTGAGTTAGCTCGACCTTTTTCATAATACTATTATACATCTCTACTTATCTTATCGAATACATTCTGCGTTGCTTTTTGGAAGTAGCCCTGTATCTCATCAGCACTAGCTTCTAATCCCTCTTTCAAGAATGGTCTAGCTCTCATAAATCTAGTACCTTCATGTACGAATATACCATAATTAGCTGTTGGGTATACTACTGCTTGCATTCCCATACCACTACCAGATACAGCAAATACATGGCTTGATCTCAATCGACCTGTTAGTACCGGTGTGTTTTGCATACTGCGACTTTGAACAGTAATAGCTGATCTATTCAAAGCGTCTTTAAGTTCCCTATTCATAAGATTCGGTGCTTGATTGAATGCTCGGCGTATCTCATCTGCATTCTTAATTTTGATTTGTACTTGTGGCATTAGTCTTGGCTCACTAGAGTTAATTCTTTACAATCCACAATACCAAAGCCTTCCCATCTCGATACACTCTTAACCGAATAACGCTTGTTATTCAAATCGCTACTATCAACTACTACGACTTCATCACTTTCTTTAATATTCAAATCTACATCTACATAGCCAATATATGTTTTGCCAATCGCACTATTCTCAAATTCGGTGCGTTCTAAACTAGCCGGTGTAATATCTGCCGGTACAACTGTACCAGTAGCACTTATGGTGTAGCGATTATTGCTGCCAATTCTACGATTCCGATATATCTGTATGTCGTGGTTAGTAAAAAATAATGTTGCCATCTTACTTGTCCGGTAAGATTGATATTCTCACATAGCGTTGTAGCATATCATCTATGCCAAGCTGGGTAATTAAGCTCTCACCCTGTACGCTATCATAATATTCGATTGTTTTCGGTCCTTGCGTCTTTTTCTTTACACTTGCACCAGTACTTGCACTTTCAACTAAAGCACAAGATAGCATTACACAAGCTTCAGCTAAATCACTTGGTATCGTTGCAAAGCCGGCAACATAAGTAACCTTGTATAAGTTCCAGTAGGGTAATATGCCAAATCTACAATCTATTACACCGGCTGTTAGATCTACAAAGTAATCTCTGCTTTCAATAGTAGTCCAGTCATTATCATTTTCAGTAGTGTTGCGTTCACTAAAATTACTCAAAGATATAACAGGTGCATTGCGTAGTATTAACTGATTAGTACCAGTACCATCATATTCTTCATTAGTATAAGTAGTACTAGCAAAGTGTTGTCCGTTATTCTTTCCACAAAATGCTTCAATCATATCAGTAGCTTGATTGATTTTTCTTCTAATCAAATTGTCCTGACTTGTGCCAGTTATTCCTAAACTTTCTTTTACATCTGCTTCAGATGTTAATGCCCAACTATTTAATGCTGTCATTTGACCCTCATATCTGCGTCAGCAAAGTCTTTACTAAAGATTGCCTTGCCACTTAATACTAATTTCAATGCTTCTTTCTTTGGTAGGTTTACGATCTGACCTTTATGTAATGTTCCGTTATCTTTTGTTATTTTGACTCTCATAATACCTCCACCCAAGAGCTACTAACCCCCCGATATAGTAGCCCAAAGGTTTAGATACTAGATAGTACCTAGTGATGTAACGCTTCGTATTCCGTTTGTAAGTGTCAATTCTGCGTCTACACGCTTTTCAACACGAACAAAGGTCAAGTTGCGTTCGAAAGCACTTTGACTTGCAACAGTAGCTTCAGATGAAGTATCTACTTGTATGCCTTCTCGGTCAACAATTACATAGTAACTGAAGTCTCCGAAGTAAGCAGTACCAGCAGCTACCCAGTTACATTCGTAAACTGGTCGTCCAAGTATAGTTGGCATAGGTGAGCCAGTAACACTACCGAGTAGGTAGTTGTTCTGTGTATCTTTGAGTCCACGCACTTTTTCCATAGTTTGTGAGTTCATTACCCATACAGCTTTATTTCTATACCCTTGTGGCAATCTGAAGTAAGTTGAAATCAAAGCGTCAGCTCTAGTAGTGTCGGTGATTCCACCAGACATAGTACCTACTCCGTAAGTACTCATACCAGTTGGTTCGCCTGTACCACTTCCTTGCCAGAATGCTCTTTCTTCTCTTTCAGATAGAGCTTGAGCTGCCAATTCACTCACCTTATTAACAATGTTGCCATTAACGCCTAAAGTAGCGTCAGCAACAAGTTCGTTAGATAGAGGTATTATTGTAGCTAAACTGTAAGGAGTGAATACATTTTCACCAAATCCGACAGTTGAAGTACTTTTAACAGCACCTTCTGCACGGAAGCTGGCTTGTGGTCGACTAGCCAAGTTTGGCAAGTGAAGTGTATCACTTGTAGTGGTCATCACATCTGCAATGCTACGCATTATAGATACATCTCTAATATCTTCAACTAGCATATTTGCATAGTCATCAGGTACTAGGAATCCACCCCTAGATCCAGTACCTTCAACAAGTACTTGCAGCTTTTGGTGGTCGCCAGTTAGCCAAGCTTGAACAAAGTTTACAGTCTTTTGAGACACTTCAGTTACTTTTTTACCAGCACTTTTACGCATTGGTAATTCAACTTTGATATCTTCAAGTTCTGCAACAGTTTTCTTACCTAGTTTACTGTCGATTATGTATTTAGGTGATTTAACACTAATTTTGGCGTCGTCAGCAATTTCAAGACCCTTACCTAGTTTTGAAGCAAGTTCGTCGATAGATTTTGATAGTCTGCTTTCAGCCTGTTCGATAGCTTTATCAGCAATCATTTTGGCAGCGTCATCTATATCTTTTTCAACATCTTGGACTTCTTCTTTAACTTCAGATTGTACATCTTTAGCTTCAGATAGAAGTTCATCAAGTTCTTTTTGCTCTACATCAGTAAGTTCAGTCTTTTCTTGTAGTTCTTTAATTCTTCCCATTTGAATTTAATTCGCCTTTTAACGAGCTAATGATTTTATCACTAGCCTGTTTGATTATTTTTGCAGACCGGATTGTATCAGATGGTTGAGTTTTATTTGACAGTATAAGATCTGCTGCTCTCGCAGTAGCCTTTGCCATACTCAATCGTTCTGTTACAACACGATTGCTTCGACCTGTGTGCGGATTTAGGTGTTTAAGCCCATTCACCGCAGAATTAACTTGTGCCTTTACAAATTGCACATCTTTTTTCAGATTTTCAATCTCATCTATCATTGCAGTTGGAATACCAGCTTTAGTAATAGTATCGTCATCAAATCCGGCATTCTTCAAACTCTTATAGCCCAACATCATAGCTTCAGGATTAGCCGGAACATTTACTACGCTAATTTCAAGTAATTTTTGTTTGGTAAATCGATTGCCTTCACCATCTAGCGGCATAAAGCCAACTGACAATGTTTTAAGTACACCATCAGCCACTAATTGCTTTACAGCTCTACCCATCTCGGTTACTTCTTGGAATGCGATTTTAGTCATTAGTTTAGCTTTGCGACCAGTACCCTCAACCCAAACTTTGGTTGCTTTACCGATAGGCAATTGACTATGGTCGTGACCCCATAAAATTACTGGATTAGCTTTGAAGTCTTTTAAATCCCAGCCTTCAACTTCTACGATTTCGCCTTGTCTATCTTCTACTGCTGTCGAAGCTATGGCAGTGATCTCGCCATTGTCTGCTTTTTCTATTAGTGCTTTGGTGTATAGTGTTTCGTTCATCAAAAATCCTCTTATAGTTTATTCTTATAATATAAATGCCAAAGTCGTCAAGAAGTCTTAATCTTCTTGAGCTTATCTCTCGTGCTTTGCTTGTATTCTTTTTTTAGCTTTTTAAGTTTAGTAAGCTGTTCTGGTGTCATCTTATCTTTTAACGCTTCTAAACATTCAATTATTGATTGTGTATCCATTACGACCCCACTGTCATTTTAGGTATTATCATACTACCAGTATACTTACAGCTATCTACAACTGCTGGTGATGATGATGGACCCATTAAATAATCAGTAAACGCAGCACCATACTGATTAAAGAATACTATGCAGTTTCCAAAGCCAGTAATGTTATTCATAGCTGGTGCGAACATCTGGTTCTCATTAGCTGGTATAGATAGCGAGCCGAAGTTTCCAGGTATGGCATAGTTAGCGGCATATGTTGGTACTGTTAGTGGCAAGTCAGATGTCTTTATGGTCATTGGTAAACTTCCAAGACTTGAGCTTGTACCGACATTTATTTCTATTCTTAAATATATAAAATCATCTGTCTCTATTGCATCTATTCGGCAATTTCCACCTGTGCCTAAATCTACTGCACTACCAAAAAACTCGGTTACAGTTACATCTGTGTCGTAATAGTATTTACTTTTGTTAGCTCTGGTTACTGTTGGTAGATTTATCATATTAAGTACCGTATAAAAATGTTACGCCCTCTCCACTAACTAAAGAATCAATATATACATCAGCTAGGTTGTCTATAGGTATGGTTAAAGTATCACCAGCATATAGTGGTGTTCCCTCTCTAGTAGATAGTGATGCAATAACGCCTGAATCACCTACTACAATTAAATCTGTATTATCGGTTTCGGCTGTTATTTGTACCCATTTACAAGTCGTCGATGTAGCTAGAGCTACTGCTGTACCTGCTGTGGTAACTACTTTTCTACCTGTATTGAGTCCTGTGGTTGGTGCTGTATTAGCGTCTATATTATCTAAAACTGCATTATCAGTAGCTGATAGGTTAGCTGTTACTGTGCCTGTTACTGTTACATCATTGTTTGCACCTAAATCCACTACCACAGGTGCTGCTCTTAATTCGGTATCAGTCAAAGCGTCTGTTTGCTGATTGGCTGCTGTGGCTGCACCATTTAATGTACCGAGATTTGCAGTTACTGTACCTGATACTGATACTGGAGTGGCTCTTAATTGTGTATCAGTTAAGGCATCGGTCTGTGGAACTATTGTTTGTAGCTCGGTGATAATATCATCCTGCTTAGTTTCTGTAGCTAGTCCTGTAGTATCTACATCAACTGTGCCAGAAGCTATGTTGACTTTTAAATTACCGTCAGAATCTGCCTGTAGCCTATATAAAGCATTGGCATACTCAGCTAAACCTACAGTAGATAAAACCTTATAAACTTCATCAAAAGACCAGTTTTGAACTGCTTGTTCACTTCTTCTAATCTCAGGGCTTTGTTGTCGGTCTGGTTTTGCCATCTATCTACTCCATTTGGCTGAATTATTTTTTGCTTCGTTTATCTTGTTCTCAAAGTTAGCGTATTCGTTTAAACGAGTTAGCTTCATAGTAACACGTTCAGTAGACTCTACACCAGATAATTTCTCTAATTGCTTGAGCTTTTCTCTTACAGCTTTAGTGGAGTTTTCTAGCTTACCAGTAGTAACTAACTCATTTAAATACTGAGTAACAGCATCTATCTCATTGTAGGCTTCAGGGTCTTGCTTGTAAGTGTCTTTAATCCCAAAGTAGTCCACTAGATAAGGAACACCATTATCTATTTCATACCCTACAAATAAACCATCTGCTGTACCTTGTTGGGTGCTAGTTCTGTCCTGCTTGACCTCTACGGTCTTTTCTTGCTCAGGGGCTGTAGCTACCCTAAAAGGAGCTACGGTACTCTCTGTGGCGTTCTGTGAACTCTCTGATGTCATTTATTTCCTCTATGTTACCTTCCCTATGTGCCTTTACAAGTGCTTCTCTCATAGACTTTATTTTTTTATTCTCATTAACGATATTATCTTTGGCTCTTAATAATTGCTTACGTTGGAGTTCGCTTAATCCTGGTCTACGCAGCTCCTTTTCTATCATCTCTAAATCGTGTTGTCTATCCATAAGCAGATTATACCACATACCAAAACACTCCCCAATAATGAGGAGTGTAATGGCTGAATAGTGTTAACTAGAAGTCAATAGCTATGTTAAGCCGTTGCTCCTGTTTTCACATTAATTATCCAATTACTATTAAGCACTTTGGCAACATAAGAACCAGCCCAAGCGATAGTTGAATATCTATCAGCAGGGTTACTAGTATCTTGTGAACCAGGTGTCTTAATGTACAGTTTTGGAGTATCAGTTGCTAGGTCGAGTACACCGAATGACTCTTTACCGTGTATCAAGTTAGAGTACACAGTTACAGTGGAGCTAGTGGTGTGACCATTGTTTGTAAGTAAGAATCTTACTCCGAACAATTCTCCAACTTCACCCTTATAGAGGTCTTTTACATCACTATAAGTTTTAGCATTAACCCAAGTTGTATCACCAACTAGGTCGTACCAAGTGTAAGGTTGAATCTTACCCATGAAGAATCCGTCATCATATCGCATAGCTGAGTTACCTTCTAGGGTACGAACAGCTTTTTTGATTTCTGACACACTCATAGTATTAGAAGCAGCAACAGCAGAGATTAGTGAGTTACCACCAGCCAATTGAGCTGTGCTTCCAGTTACTAGTTCGTCACGACAGAGAGTATCTAGAGATTCTCCCATGTTTTGTCCGAATACTTCAATTTTTTCTTTGTTGTTTTTGTCGATTGAGGTTGTACTCAAGAATCGAGCAATTTTTGCTTGACTACCTCGTTCTGCAAGTGTAGCAGAGATGGTAGAAGCAGTTAAATCTGTTTCTGTTGGGTTAGTACCTTCAGAAAGAGCAGCAGTAGCTACAGCTAGTGGGGTGTATCGAGTAAAGTTTACTACTTTACCTTCACCTACTGGCTGGCTTTTGCGTTGTCCACCTTCTTCGTGAATCAAACGCTTCATAGCACGGGCTAAAAATACTCTTTCGTAATAGGTAGAAACTTCAGCAGAAAGCAGAGAGGTTGTTTGAACAGCCATTTAATTTCTCCGTTTTCTTTGATACTACTTGTTGAAACCTAGTTGTTCTTCCATTTCTCTAAGTGAGAGTTCTTCAAAGCTCTTTTTAGATTCCTTATTAGCAGTAGTATCAGGTTTAATTGATGTTTCTGCAGCAGCCTGGGCTACTGATGCCGACACATTTGCGTTAGAGTGGGCTGATTGACGGTCAGCTATGTCCATGATGTCTTCTACTATGTCTTTCAAACGGATATCTGGATTAGTTTTGCTGAGTCTTTCGTACATTCCAGCCACTTTAGCACTTAATACGCTATCGTGGTTAGGACTGTCCTCGTTCAAAACATCATACTTGCGTTCAATAGCTTCAACATCACGTTCAAAGTTATCAGCTCTTTCTTTTAGTGCTTGTTCCATTCTTAATTGTTGGATTTCAGCACTAGCAATTGTTTTGGCTTGTCTAGCTACATCCTGTCCGTACTGGTCAAGAGTAATTTCTTGGTCCAGTGGGATTTGAGGGGAACTCTCTACGGTTGGTTGCTGTAAAGCACTCAGCCTTCTGATTTCTTCCTCTTGTTCACGATGTTTCTGCGACATTTTAGCAAATCTACGTTCTAGACGATTGGAACGTTTCTTTACTGGTTCCTCTTCGGATTTTACTTCTTCAGTTTCTTTCACTGCCTCGTCACTTGCAGCTTCAGATTCTTCAGTTGTAACTTCTTCAGATTCTGTTTGCTCTTGACTTGGGGTAGTCAAAGTAGTTTCTTCTACTTCTTGTGTTGGTTCTTCCATCACATACTCCCTATATTAAATGACTGCCCACGTTTGACTTATGTCAGGCTCTTGGCTACGCCCTGAAATAGTATTTCTGATTCAGTTATAACGCATATGTTATTGCTGTGTCAAGGTCGTGTCGATAATAGGATTACCGTTATCGTCAATACCTTTTAGAATGTAGCCTGGTTCTATATAAAACGAGTGAGGGAACGGACAGCTATCACAACTAATCTGAGTACCTTGTTGTATCCAAGAGTGACCACGCATACTAGCCTTGGCATCTGCCCATTTTTTATCCAGTTCCTCTTGGGAGATACTAAACTCTAGCTTGTCATCATTTTTTTTCACGGTTTCTAATCTCATTAGCTGTTTGATTTACTAGGTTAAGTATACCCTGTAATTCATCGGCAACAAGATTAGATACAATAAACTTCTGACCAATCTCTTCGAGATTCATTTTAGAAGTATCAACACCAGACATTTTTTTATAGAACTCAACCTTGTCCTCCATAACTTTGACTATCTCTAGCCAGCCTGGATGGTCAGCTAAGTTAGCAATGTATTTATCTTTGGTTTCTTCTTGTTGTTCGATTTCGGTTTCTTGAGTGATGCTGAACTCTAATCCCTCTACTATTGCATCTGTATTCATACTCTCCTCCTTTATCTAAATAGGTCTTGGGCTATTTGGGCTATCTCTGGGTCTTCAATATCATTTAATGGGTTGATGTTTAACTTTTGTGGAATGTAAGCCATTTGTCCGACTTCTGGTCTAGCTTCGGCTGGTATAGTATCAGGGTCTACTCCCATTGGTGCTGCCATAGTTGGCATCTGTTCCATTGACTGTGGCTCGGCTATTGATGGTGGAGTTACATCACCACCTTGTCCACCTGCCATTTGTTGTGGAGCTGCTGGATTACCCTGAGCTTGCATCATAGCTTGTTGCATTTCTTCAGGACTCATTTGGGTAAGGATTTTGTCGTAGCCTTCAACTCCTGATGTAGCGAATATTCGTTTCATGTGTTCACCAATATCATACTTGGTTCCATTTTTAGCGAGTTCTTGGTTAAGACCAGGTATCTTAGAAACTGCTACTAGTAGGGCTGTAAGAGCTTCGGATTGTTGAGCATCATCTTTTCTACTAGTTGAGTTGGCATCTATGTAATAACGGTAGTCACAGTCCTTACCTAGGTTATCTGGTTTTATAGTTAGTTGTCCGTACTCACCTGATTCAGATACTTTGAGTATATCTTGGACATCTGGGTAGGCTTCAGCTATCTGACTTACTTCGGCATCGAACAGGTCTAGTTTAATAGGTTTGGGTTGTTTCTTGGCAGTTAGGTTAACGAATCCATCGTAGAGTTCTTCGACTGCTTGTTCCATCATAAATCTGTCCCAGTTATCTCTGGTGTTTTCACGAGCTTGGAGCATCTCTAGAGCTTGTGGAGTTTTACCGAAGCCTGGGTCTGAAGTTGATTCTGAGTTAGCAGCAGTATCAGTAGTACCGTTTTGGTTAAGCATAGAGCCTATTAAGAACGAATAAGTAGACTGGAAGGTTGATAGTCCCTGTGGGTTGGTATTGAATGACCGTATGGAGTTAGGCATATTTTCTAACCATCTAGCTCCTGGGCTGTAACGAATGCTAGAAGGCACTATTCCGTTAGGGTTCATAATCGTAGGTGGGAAGATAGACATTTTAACACCATCTAGGTAGAGGTTGATTAGAGAGTCCATAGCGTACTGTAGAGTTTTACCTCTTTCAAAGTCGCCTAGTCCATAAATAGAATCAACTAGAGGGAAACAGTATTTAAGTACAATAGGTATTTTACCGTTCTTGTGAGGGTTGGGGATGTCACGAATAACTTTGTTGTCGTACTCAGGACAGAATGTAGTCCACTTACCATCTTTACTAGCTTCGTAACGAGTTACTATTTTAACTTGAGCTGATTTACCAGTTTGAGTTTTAGGGTCTTGGTTGCGTTCACTCTCCACATAAGATTCATCTCTAGCATCTTTTTGAGCAGTAGAGCCTTCTTTAGCCTTTTTTATTATTTCTTTTATGACTTTAGTATCCCAGTCACCTATTTTAGATTCGGCTTTAGATTCTAACCAGCGAACTGATACGGTACTTTCAACGTGATTGTAGTCAGAGTCTTGAATAGATACTTTACCTCGTTGAGGAATCCAGTTACGAATCGGTATCAGCCAAGAGTCTGGACCAACGTAGTCATCGTCTACACGATAGTCATACATCATTGGCATAACTCCGTAAACCATTGAATAGAGGTCCCACATACGAAGTTTAGTTAGGTGAGTGAATTGGGCATTGGCATTAGGCTGGATGTATCTCTGTAAGATAATATCCATTAACATTGATTTGCCTTTATCCTTCATTGTGAGGGCTTTAACCACACCACTAGGCATTTGTCCCATAACTCTACCAGCTCTCTCCCATATAATAGTTGAAAGTCTAGAGTCGGTTACTTTTGATTTAAATGATAGAGAGTCTTCCACTTTAGAAATAAGCATTGATTCCTTTTCATCAAAGGTTTGCAAAATATCCTGGATGGACTCTTTATCGGATTGATAGTCTTGGTCGATTTCTTTCATATAATTTCTCCTTAATTATCCGTGGAGTCCCTCTCCTGTGGTTTTTCTTTACTATACTTCTTATTCTTTAGTTGGTCAACATAATCGACTTGCATATTCTCCTGTTTAATCAGTCGAGTGATTTTACCTTTATGAAATACTACTGTGAATGAAATAGACCCTGAATAACCTTGTAAGTAAGCATTCTTAATGATTTGCATTATTAAAGCAGCAGCGTGGGCATTATCTTTAGGCTTGTGAGATTCGTAAGCGTGGATGATTATTTGGTGGGTCTTTTTAGTGTGGCGTTTAACAGTGATTTGAACATCACCGAAGTCAGTGGTTTCTACTAGTTTTTCGATGTCACCTATGTAGGTCATCGGTAGAATCCTCCCTCGAACAGTTCGGACTCATCCTGGAACTCTTCATCCTTATTAAGTTCGTACTGGAAGAATAACTTTAGGTATCGTAGGGCATCTAAACCGTGGTCATCTTTGGGGGTGGGGTTTTCTTTAGCATTCTTTTTAGCATCATCAGTGGGGTAACGGTATTTCTCAAACTCCTCTATTAAGTTAATACAAGTAGAAGAAACATATAATTTAGGGGTGGGTTTACCAGATAACTGTTCACGAGGCTTTAGAGCTTCCTGGACTAGATTGATACCTGCTGTGATAGAGTCTTTACGCTTAGAGATTGGGACACAAGGGATGCCTTGCTGGTTAAGATTAGCGATATGTTCTGCCTGAGCTGAATCTCCTATATAAGTCATTATGGATTTACCTGCTGACTTCTCTTTTATAATAGAAGCGATGTCGTTAATTGTTTTGCCTCTTTCGTAGACTTCATCAAACACATACCAGTTTTGGTCATAGTCAATCACTACATAAAGTACAGCAGTAGGGTTAGTGAAGCCAAAGTCTATCCCAACTACATAAGAACCAACTCTAGGGATTTTCTCAGGACTAATAACGTGGATACCTCTATCGAAGGTCTTATAAACAAGTCCTTCCATCTTTTTAAACTCAGCCATATACTCTTGGGCGAATTGGTCTGGAGAGTTCTCAGATTTAATACGGTCAATCTCTTTATCGGAGATAGTAGGGTTGTCATACGGAGTAGCGTGAGAATAAAACCAATTAGGTCTACCGTCTTTATATTTTAATTCAAACCCACCAGTATCAGTCTTTTGATAGCCCTGAGCATACATATAAAGCTCGTAGAAGTGATTAAAACCATTAGGGGTACTAATAAACATAGCAAAGCCCTTAGTGGAGAGCATCATAGGTTCAAACACTAACTTCCAGGCATCAGGGTCGTGATAAGCGTACTCATCGAACACGAAGCCATTAACTTCAGCTCCACGAAGAAGGTCGGCATTATCGGAGCCTTTAAGTTCTATCGTAGAAGGGGGTTTAGTTTTATCGTGCTTAATTCCTGAAGTAGTGTCTTCGATGTAATTTAAAGTGACTGATAAGTCTACGTTGTTGTTTTCTTTGATGAGTTCTTTCGGTATAAGAGTACGGATATATTGTTTCCAGTAAATGTCTTTGGCTTGCCGATAAGTAGGAAGGACTATCCAATATCTTCCCTGTCTACGCATAGCTTCGAATAAGACATATTCTAAGGCAAACATAGATTTACCTGTTCTACGACCCCAGTTAAGAACCTTAAACCTAGAGGGGCTTTGATGGACTTGAAGCTGTTTTTTATGTGGCGTATATAACACTTA